ACACCCATTCTCATTACCGGCGATATGGATGCTGAGAAAATCAAGGCCCGGCTTGGCCTGTCCCCTCTGGCTGACGCTGCTATGGATGCAGTGCAAAGCGGTGCGGCGAAAATCTACTGCATCCCGGTTGCCGCCGCAACGGCTGGCACGGTGGACGAGGTTTCTAAGACCGGTAAAGGCGGCGGTACGCTGACTGTAACCGGCTCGCCAAACAACGCCTTTTCAGTAATTGCAAAAATCACCGCTTCCGGCGAACTGAACACGGCGGCGTTTGCTGTTTCGATTGACGGCGGTTATCGTTTTTCGGATGAAATCACGATCCCTTTAACCGGAGATTATGAACTTACAGGAACAGGCCTGACCCTTCATTTTGCAGAGAAAACGGACGAAGTTTATTTGAATTCTTTTGCAGTGGATGACACCTATTCATTCACAACAACTGCGCCAATCATGACAAATGGTGACGTTCTGGCAGCGGTCGATAAACTGAAACAATTCAATCAAGAGTTCGAATTTATCCATGTTGTAGGAGAAAGCACGCTGCCGCTTTGGCTGGCGCTCAGCGAAGCCCAAAAGGAACTCTCGGCGATATATCATAAACCGGCATTTGTCCTTTTAGAGGCGGCATTTCCGACCGAGGACAGTGACGGCAGCGGCGGTATTTACGATTGGGCCGCGCAGATTGAAACCGACCGAAAGAAGATTGCAAATACAGATGTCCAAGTGTGCTCCGCATGGGGCCGTATTATCCGGCTGGATGGCCGAACGCAGATTGCCAATCTTGCAGGGCTGGTTTCGGGGAGATATGCGAAAGCGCCGGTGCAGTAATCTATCGGCAAAACACGCCCCGAGGCCGGTTACGGATTCTCTGGCGCACGGCTGACCGAGCTGCTTCCGGCAGGCTATAACAATTCCGTTATCGAGCTGCTCGACGTTGCCGGATATCTGACTTTCCGCGAGTATGATGGGTTAAGTGATATCTATGTTTATCACGCGAAAATGCTTTGTCCGGAGTGCAGTGATTATCGGTATGCGGAGGATGTGCGCGTTCGCAATAAGATTATTCGTGAAGTACGGAAAAAGGGCCTTTTGCTCAAGAATGACGATATTGACCTTGAGGATATTCAGGGCGAATTGGAGGCTCGGGCGAAGTTTGTCAGTATTCCGCTTGACCGTATGGTGGAGCAAAAGGAAATCAGTTCTTATAAAACAGAAGTTTTGCCCGGTCACGAAGAAACTTTTCTTAATGATGAAACGCTGCGTCTGAAAATCCGTTACTTATCGCGTGGATATATTCGTGAAGTTGATATCGATATTGGACGTGCAGTGATTACTTAACAGAAGGGAGGTAAAGCGATGTCTTTAATTGTAAACGGCAAAGCCTATGATTGGGGCGATGTAGACGTTAAAATCCCCGGAATGCCCTTCGAGCCGCAGGAAATCAGCTACGATGACGAACTGGAAAAAGAAGAGGTTTATGGCTATGGCCATAGGCCGCGTGGTTACGGTCGCGGCAATTATAAATCCTCCGGCAAGATCAGTATGCTGCGGGATGATTATCAGGCACTGCTGCAATATTGCAGAGCAAACGGCATTAAATTTTATGCATTGGAAATCCCTTCTATGGTGGTATCCTATGCCAATAACGGAGCGGCTATTGTGCAGGATGAGCTGAAAAAGGTACACTTTACAAAGCGTTCCCATAAAGCCGCACAGGGCGATAAAAGCCTTAAAGTCGATATTGATATAATGATTGTCGGCGGCATTATTGAGGATGGCGTAGAGCCGATTTAAGGACAAGATAAATGAGAATTTGGAGGTTCTAAAATGGATAAGGATAATGTGATTATTCCAGATAATGAGGATATGCTGAAAGCAAAATACGGCAAGGTTTACCGCGTGGGTATGACCATTCCCGATGATGATGAAAGCGAAAGAGAATTTACTTATCATTTTAAGAGACCCAGCGTAGCGAGTTATGACCGTTATATCGCTAGTGCGGCAAAGACCAGAATGGTCAAGGCGAGCCGGACGTTTATGCTGGATGCGGTTGTCGAGGAAGACCGAGAACGCATGATTGCAGACATGGAAGAATATCCCGGCGTCAGCCTTACGATTGGTGATAAGTTGACTGAACTTCTCGGCCTGACCAAGACTGTAAATTTGAAACGGCTCTGAGGGGCCGGGTCGCGGAGCTGCGGGAAAGCATAGTAGAATATGGACTTTTAGAAATCTACCGTTTTCTCCCTCCGCCCCTCTTGGAGCACTTTGACCCGGAAACAATCAGTGACTTTAATGAGTTTCTTGATTACGTAGCAAAGGCACGGATTGTGCAGGAATTGGAAGAAAATTTAATTGCACGGGCAATTTCCAAGCTGCTTTCAGACGAATAGCGCACGGGAGGTGAAGCGCATGTGAGCCTTGAATCTGTTTTCAAATTGTCGCTTATCATGAACATGATCGACAACCTTTCCGGCCCGATGGCAAATATTTCGTCGCGCGTTGGCGAAAGCGTTTCCCGGTTGGATGCGCTGAGCGCACGCTTCGGCGGCATGGCGAAAACCGGCGCGGCAATGACCGCAATGGGAAGTCAGATTGCCGATGCGGCGCTCGCTCCGGTCGCGGCAACCTTTGAGACGCAGCGGGCGCTTGGCGAGCTGTCTTCCCTCGGCGTGCAGGATTTGGATGCACTTGAAACTGCTGCCCGCAGCTTCTCCGACCAGTGGAGCGGTACGTCAAAAGCAGATTTTATAAGTGCGGCTTATGATATCAAAAGCGGTATCTCTTCTCTAAGTGATGAGGGCGTTGCTGAGTTCACCAGTCTTGCCGCCCTGACTGCCAAAGCAACTAAGGCCACAGCAGGTGAAATGACTTCACTTTTTGCCACTGGTTATGGTATCTATAAAGGGTATTATAGCGACCTGAGTGATATCGAGTTTGGCGAAATGTTTTCGGCAGGAATCTCTGAAAGCGTGCGTGCATTTAAGACCAGCGGTTCCGGCATGGCGCAGGGCATCCAGACGCTCGGCGCGTCAGCCACAACCGCAAACGTACCTTTAGAGGAACAGCTCGCCATATTGGGTATGTTGCAAGCAACAATGAGCGGTTCGGAGGCTGGCACGAAATTCAAAGCCTTCCTCCGTTCGGCAGCGAAGGGCGGCGAGGCTTTAGGCCTTTCCTTCCTTGACGCAAATAATCAGCTTTTGTCCATGCAGGAAATCCTCGAAATCCTTAGTGGAAAGTTCGGCGAGACCATGGACGCCGCCGAAAAAATGCAGCTGCAAACGGCTTTTGGAGATACGGAAGCAGTCGCTTTAATTGACCTAATGTATTCCAAAACCGTGGATTTACAAGATAATATTTTGAACCTCTATGATGCAATGGGACAGGGTACTGGCGTTGCAGAAAAGATGGCAGGCGCTATGCAGGAAACCGAACCGGAACGGTTTGAACGGCTGCAACAACGCATTCATAATGTGGCAGAATCAATAGGCGGTTCCATGCTGCCTGCAATTAACGATTTCCTAAGTTTAGGAGAGCAAGTGTTGTCAAAGATCGGCGCGTGGATTGAAGAAAACCAGGAGCTTGTCCGGGTAATCATGATGATTGTGCTGGGCATTGGCGGTTTCCTTACGATTGGCGGCGCGGCGCTTACCGTAATTGGCGGAATCGGGCTTGCATTTACACGGGCTGCTGCACTTGGAAAAAACTTTATTTCTGCAATCAAAGGGATACCAAAAACGCTGTCAACAATACGGACTTTTGCGGTGGGCGCAGGAGGTGCAGTTCGAACCGCATTCAGCGCGATCCGTTCAGGTGGAAGCGTGGCCGTATAGTAAAATCACTTAAGAACACTCAAATCAAGGCGAGTTGTTTTCGAAAGTAAAAGGCGGCAAAAAGAGCCTCATCAAGGGAAGATAGTTTTGGGAGGATTTTACATAATGTCCGTTTTAGCCACGACCAAAAATGTTCAATTGGATTGAGTTCCGGCGAATAGGGTGGCAGAAAAATTAAGCAGCAGTCATACTTTTGTGCAAGAGAATATAACGGTTCTTTGCGATGGAATGAGGCGTTATCCATCACAATTACCGTATCCTTCGGAAGTTCCTGGAGCAAATGGTTTTCAAACCAATCCTCAAACAGCTCATGGTTCATCGTTCCATCATAGCTGCATGGAGCAAGGATTTCCTGTCCCATCTGAGCAGCTACAATCCCTGTGCGCGCATACTTACGCCCGGCAATCTGATCATGAAGCAGTTCCCCTCTGGGGGCATAACCATATTCCCTGTACAAATAGCTATCTATCCCGGTTTCGTCCACATAAGCAATCTTTTCCGGTGATACATCAATAATTTCGTACTTGTATGCTGCTATTTTGTCGTAATCCTGCTCTTGGTATCTCGTTGCTTTTTTTTTCGCGTGATTTTCAACCGCTTCAATGCTTTCTGTATGGCCGATTGTGAACAGCCAAATTCCCGTGCCATTTCTTTCTGATATGCGTCTGGATGTTGCGCAACATAATCCTTCAGTTTATCCGGATTTATCTTCTTAAATGAACGCTTCGCTACTTTTGCTTTTAAGTCTCCCTTCTCTTTCAACTGCTTTTCCCATTTTCGGATGGTTGAAATTGACACCTTGAATGTCCGGCTTGTTTCTTCCAGCGTATGCTCTTGTCGATATTCAATTGTACGTTCTCTATACTTTACTGGATAACTCATACCCTTATTATAATACATTGATTATTCCTTTTCAAGTGGTTATACTATATGCGTATCGTTTATGAAGTCATTGAACGAACGATTGACCGTAACGGGCAAATCCTTCT